GATCTGGGCGAGTCATGTCCTGGAGCATTCAACAGACCCAGGTCGGTTCCTGGGTGCGTGCTGGTCGGCCCTGAAGCCTGGCGGCTTGCTCGCCGTTACGGTCCCTCCGGCCAAATACGAATGCGTCGGCGGTCACGTGACGCTGTGGACGGCCGGCACCCTGCTCTACCAAGCCTTGCTCGCGGGATTCGACACCCGCCAGGCGCGAATCAAGACCTATGGCTACAACATTAGCCTAATCGTGCCTAGAGAGCCGATGGCTCCACCCATACCCGAACTGCGCCACGATTGCGGCGACCTCGCCGCGCTGCGCCATCTCTTGCCGGACGGGCTCAACTGGCTCGGGCCGGATTCTTTCGATGGCCGGATTGATTCACTCAACTGGGAGGACGCATGAGCGCATGGCAACACCCGACCGGGCGCATCCCGGCGCGCGTGACACTCGTCGGCAACGGCGTCACGCATCAGGACTACATCGCCGAGTGTCTGGGCTACAACACTCCGGACACCGTGCACGGGCGGGACGAGGTGTGGGCGATCAACCGCGGCGGGCTGGCCCTGCGCCATGATCTGCTGTGGGTGATGGACCACATCGGCGGCGAGGCGGCGAAGTACCCGCGCTACGGGGACAACCTGCGCCGCCATGATCGGCCGATCGTCACCAGCGACGATGCCGAGGGCTGGCCGGCGCATGTGCACCGCTATCCGCTGGAGTCGGTGCGCGCGCACTACGGGCCGGCGCATGACTACTACCACAACAGCGTCGCCTACATCCTCGCCTATGCCGGCTGGCTCGGCGTGCGCGAGCTCACGCTGTGGGGCTGCGATTACCACTACGACGGCAACCCGGCGCGCGAGCCAGACCGGGCGAATGCGGAATACTGGGTCGCCGTGCTGCGCGAGCGCGGGGTGTCGGTGCAGGTGCCGCAGACCTCGACCTTGCTCAACGCCAACAAGCAACCGTGGTTCTACGGCTACCGCATGCAGCCGGGAGGATTTCCCCATGCCTAAAGCGCGCTGGATCTTGTACCGCGGCGAGCACTGGCGCCTCACCGCGCTGGCCACCACTGCCGGCCTGTTGCCGCAGACCCTGGCCGCGCGGCTCGACCGCGGGCTCACCGTCTCGCGGGCGCTCGCGACCGGGTTGTGTGATCGCAGCGAGGCCGGCCGGCGCGGGTTTGTGCGCGGGTGGGCGGGGGAGCGGTAGTGAAGCGGATTACTCGGCCGGAGTAGACGCCATGCTAGCGCGCACCGCCTGGCAGACGACTTGCGCGCGGGTGGTCCCGGTCGAGTCGGCCTCGCGCGCGACCCACTCGGCCAGCTCCGGCGGGAGCCGGAGCGTGAAGGTCACCGACCTGGTCGGTGAGGGCTTGCGGCCAGCGCCACTCCTGGCGCCGCCGTGAGTGCACGGCGTCACTAGGGACTTTTCTCCTCCTGGATCGTCATCGGCGACTTCACGAACGCGAATCCAGCTCTTTGGGAACAGCCGGCACGCTTGCGCCGCGATGTCCGAAGACCTCCAATCCGATCGCGTGCGCGCAATTTCATGCCACGTCGTATTTTTCAACCCTTCGCCGATCGGCGCGTCTTCGGTCTCTTCGATGATGTAGATCATGTGGGCTCCCAATGCGGCGCCTTCCTTGGCCCCCCGGTGGTTAACAAGCCTGATTTATGCCTGCTTCCCAGTATTCGTTCGAATCAGAGACCCGATCTAAAGGGGATTAAGACTTTGGATCACTGAGTAGCGCGTTGCGAAAGGGAGCTCAAAGTGGATGTGGTGGTTCATGGTGGTCTCCTGTTCAGCGGTTGTTTGTGAACTCTTGATTATTAGTTTACGCCATTCCTTTAGACATGCAAGACATTTTTCAAAGTTTCGTTCCCGCATCGTGAAACGTCCACCTTGACAACCGGGTTTTCGCTGCTCCGATTGCGGCATCGTCCGCACTCGGGGCCGCGCCTTGGATCTCGCCACCGCTCAAACGCACCTCGACGCCTGGCTTGCCGCTGATCTCGCGGTCGCCGCCGGGCGCTCGATGCAGATCGACGGTCGCACCCTGACGTGGGAGAGCGCGGACCTGATCCGCGCGCAGATTGCCTACTGGCAGCGGCAGGTCGATAGCCTGCAGGGCCGCCAGCGCAGCATCAAGACCGCCACGTGGACGCGCTGACTCGCCTGCTCGGCTGGTTGGCGCCTGGGCTCGCCGCCCGCCGCCTGTCCGGGCAACTGCGCCTCGATGCGCTCACCCGCGCCTACGAGGCCGCCAAGACTTCTGCCTACCGCCCGCGCCGCGGGCACGTGTCGTCCGCCGACGCCTCGGTCTATGCCGCTGGTGATCGGCTGCGCGAGTTCGCCCGCTACCTGGACGAGAACCACGACCTCGCGATCGGCATCCTCGACGACCTGGTGACCAACATCGTCGGCGAGGGGATCGGCGTCGAATTTGCCGTCACCACCACCACTGGCGAGCCGCTGGAGCGGTTGAACGACGAGCTGACCTCGCTGTGGCGCGACTGGTGGGAGCGCCCGGAAGTGACCGGCGAGCTGTCCGGCCCCGAGCTTGAGCGCCTGGTATGCCGCACGTGGCTGCGCGACGGCGAGGTGTTCGTCCAGCACGTGACCGGCCGCGCGGCGCCCTACGGCTCGGCGGTGCCCTACGCGCTGGAGCCGATCGAGGCGGACTTTGTCCCCAGCGATTACGACCTCAACGGCTTCCGGCAGGGCGTGTTGAAAGACAACTGGGGCCGGCCGCTGAGCTATGCGGTGTACAAAAGCCACCCGGGCGACGCCTACGCGCTGGGCGGCACCCTGCGGCCCGACATCAAGTACGTCTCGGCGCAGAACCTCAGTCACCTCAAGCTCGCCAAGCGACTGCACCAGACCCGCGGCGTCACCGTGCTGCACGGCGTGCTCGGGCGCCTGGATGACCTGCGCGACTACGAGGAAAGCGAGCGGGTTGCGGCGCGGGTGGCGGCGGCCCTGACGGCCTACATCAAGCGCTCGGCGGATCTCGCGCCGACCGAGTCGGCCGAGTCCGCGCGCTCGTTTGAAATCTCGCCGGGCATGGTGTGGGACAACCTGCAGCCGGGCGAAGAGGTGGGCGTCATCAACAGCGAGCGCCCCAACAGCGCGCTTGCGACCTTCCGCATGTCGCAGCTACGCGCGGCGGCTGCCGGCACCGGCACCCGCGGCAGCGCGATCGCGCGCGACTTCAACGGCAGTTACTCCAGCCAGCGCCAGGAGTTGGTTGAAGGCACCGCGCACTATCGGCGCCTGTTCAGCTACGAGGAAGGGCAGTTTTACCTGCCCGTGGTGCGCCGCTTCGTCGACGCCAGTCGCCTTGCCGGCCTGGTGCGCGTCCCGAGCAATGCCGATCTTCGCACGCTGTATCACCCAGAGCTGCGCATGCCGGCGCTGCCGTGGATCGACCCGAAGAAAGAGATCGAGGCCGCGGGACTGGCCGTCGAGTACGGCTTCCGCAGCCGCCGCCAGGTGATCCGCGATCTCGGCGGCGATCCGCGCGAGGTCGACGCCCAACTCATCGCCGACACGCTCGACGTGCGCCCGCTGTGGAAGGTGGACACCGACAACACCGGCAGCGCCGGCGGTACCCCGAAGCCGCCCGCACCTGGCGACACCGGCAACCCGAAGGAGGAGGCCGCATGACCGCTGCCAAGCTCGCCGTACTCAACGACGCCAAGGCGCTGCAATTCTGCGCCCTGCTCAAGCTCAAGGCGATCCTCGCCAGCACCAACAAGGCGTGCCCGTGATGAGCACCGAGACCCGCAACAAGCGCATCCGCACCGAGGCGCACACCCGCGCCATTACGCTGGAGCTCGACGGGCTGGAGCCCGAGGCGCGCGCGCTGCCCGCCGCGTTGTCCTCCGAGGTGGAGGTCGAGCGCTGGTTCGGCCGCGAGGTGCTGGTGCACGAGCCCAACGCCATCCGCCTGGAGCGCGCCCAGGACGGCTTGCCGCTGCTGCTCGGGCACGACGGCTCGCGCCACGTGATCGGCCGCGCCACCAATATCCGCCTGGAGGACCGGCGCCTGCGCGGCGACCTGGTGTTCCACGACGTGACCGACGAGGCCCGCGAGACCGCCGCCCTGGTGCGCGGCCAATGGATGCGGGACCTCTCGATCGGCTACCAGATCCACAAGTGGGAGGAGACCGAGGGCTCGGACGTGGTCCGCGTCACCTCCTGGACGCCGCTTGAGGTGTCGGTGGTGTCTGTCCCCGCTGACCACTCGGTCGGCGTCAATCGTTCTTTGCACACAGCCAACCCGGAGGAATCCACCATGGCAAACGACGGCACTCCTTCCGTCAACTCGGCCGACGGTCAGGGCACCGTCGTCGATCTCGCCCGCGTCTCTGAGCGGGCCATGAAGCAAGGCAAGGCCGAGGGCCTGGCCGCTGGCGCCAAGGTCGAGCGCGCCCGGCTCGCCGGCATCCGCGAGGTGTTCGACAACCCGATCGTGCCGCGCGGCGCCGAGTACACCGCGTTGCGCGCTGAGGCCGAGGAAAACGGCTGGAGCGTCGACCAGGCCCGCGCCGCGGTGATGGACCTGCTCGCGCAGTGCGCCGAACCGCTGGTCGATCATCAGAGCATCCCTGAGCCGCGCGCACAGGTGCGCGAGACCCGCGAGCTGGGCACCGGGCGCACCCGCCTGGAGATCGGCCGCGACGAGCGCGACACGCTCGCGCAATCGGTCGAGCAGGCCCTGCTGATCCGCGCCGGCATCATCACCGACAAGGCCACCATCCAGGAGGCGCGTGAGCGCGGCATCGCCGGCCTTGACCTGGTCGCCATGGGCCGCGAGGTGCTGACCCGCGGCGGCTTCAGCAACGCCGCCCGCATGGACAAGCACCAGGTGGCCAAGCTCATGCTTTCGCGCGAGCTGCCCGCCCACTCGCATTCGGACTTCCCCTACATCCTGGCCAACGTGGCGACCAAGATCGCGGGCAAGGGCTACGAGGAGGCACCGACCACCTATCAGGACTGGGCCAACGTGGCCACCCTGCCGGACTTCAAGACTGCCTACATTCCGGGCCTTGGGTCGTTCAGCGACCTCGACGAGATCCCGCTGGCCGGCGGCCCTTATCGTCACGGCACCATGGGCGACGTGCAAGAGAGCGCGACGCTCAAGCCTTACGGCAAGCTGTTTGGCCTGTCGCGCGTGGCCATCGTCAACGACGATATGAACCAGTTCGCCCGCGCCGGTATCGCCATGGGCGCCTCGGCCGCGCGCAAGGTCAACAGCCTCGCCTACTCCCTGCTGACTGTGACTGGATCGGGCGGCTACGGGCAGGTGATGACCGAGGACTCGACGGTCTGCTTCCACGCCAACCACGCCAATTACATCGCCTCGGGCGGCACCGGCAACGGCGCCCCATCGGTTGATACGCTCAACCGCGCCGAGGCCGCGATGATGAAGCAGAAGGCCCCGGTGCGCTCCGGCGAGACTGCTTCGGCCTACCTCAACATCCGCCCCGGGCACATCATCGTGCCGCCCGAGCTGGTCGGCACCGCCGAAGTGCTGATGTCCGCCATGTACGACCCCAACGGTACGACCGCGGCCCGCAGCCTGCGCGACGCGCCCAACCGCTGGAAAGGCCGCCTCACCGTCACCGCCGATCCGCTGGCGACCGTCAACAGCGGCACCGCCTGGTGGCTCGCAGCGCCCAAGGGCAACACGGCGATCGACACGATCACGGTGTTTTTCCTCGAAGGCCAGCAGGGCCCGTACACGGAGGAGGCCGAGTCGGTCGATTTCGACGGCAAGGTCTACAAGGTCCGCATCGACGCGGTCGCCCGTGCGCTCGACTTCCGCGGCCTGTACATGAACTACGGCGCGTAACCGACCCCTTTGACGGCGGGCCCCGCGCCCGCCCTGACTTTTGAGGAACGACCATGGCAACGACTCACGTTGAAAACGGCTCGGTGATCGCCTACACCACGACCACCGCCATTGACTCCAATACCCTCGTCATCATCGGCGCGACCCCCGCCGTGGCGCTGGAGACCAAGGCCGCCGGCTCCGGCACCATCGCCTGCGCCACCGAGGGCGTGTTCACGCTGACCAAGAAAGCCGCCGCCTCGACCAACTGGGCGCAAGGCGGTCGCGTCGCCTACATCGTGACGGACGGCGTCAACAAGCTGACGGGTCTCCTCACCTCCGGGAAAATCATCGGGGTCGGCTGGACGGCCGCCACCACCACCGCCAGCACCGGCACCATCAAGCT